GACCGACGTCCTCGTGTCCCCCGCCCGCCGAGAGCAGCGACCGCTCTGCACCCGCGATCGTCTCCGTGAGCTGCTCCTCCCGGGCGACCAGGTCCTCGTGGAACCGCTGCCAGTGCTCGACCTCGAGACGCCCCGCGAGGCGGTCCTCGTAGAGGATCCGCTCCTTCTCGCAGACACCGTCGAGCTCGAGCCGGAGAGCGTCGAGATCCCGGGCCGCGGATGTGTTCGACCTCATCCGCTGGAGGAGGATCCTCTTCCGGGCCCGGTCGATGAACTCGGCGGACTCCGCGAGCGAGGACAGCGCACCGACTACATGCTCCTCGAGCGGCTTCGCCCGCTGCAAAGGATGGTGCGCGGCGCCGGTCTTGTGGGCCGAGCACCGGTACGAGCGGCGCTGCATCTTCTCTCCGCCCTTCCGCCGGTAGGACGAGGAGTGCCCGTGCATCCGGGCTCCGCACCAGCAACGGACGAGACCGGTGAGCAGGAACGGACTGTCGCCGTAGTTCTTCGGCGCCGAGGAGCCGGCCCGGGCTCGCATCATCGCCTGAACCCGCTCCCACGTGGGGACGTCGATCAGCGACTCGTGAGCCGGAGACTCCGACCAGGTCCAGTCCTTCCGCAAGGTCTTTCGGGCACCCCGCCCGTGCGCCTCGGTCCGGCGCCAGACGAGGAAACCGGTGTAGACGGGGTTCAGGAGAATTGCCCGGATCGTGTTCGTCCACCAGTTCCTGGCCGCCCTGGTGAGGATGCCGTCCGCCTCGAGCCCGCGCGCGATCTTCGAGTAGCTCTGGCCGGCCAGGTACCGGGAGTAGATCCGCCGGACGACCGGCGCCTCCTCGGTGCACACGACGAGCCGTCGCAGGTTTCGATCGAAGGTGTAGCCGTACGGGGAGGTCCCGCAGACGCGGCGTCCCTCCCGGACCGCCTGCTCGATCCCGCGCCTCGACCGCCGGAGGATCTTCGCCTTCTCGCGAGCACTCAAGAGGGTGAGCAGGCTCGCGAGGAACGCGTCCTCCTCGTCGTCCAGGTCGACCTCCTGAGAGGGCGTTGCGAGCCGGATCCCACTCGCCCGGAGCACCTCCATGATTGTGGCCCACTGCCGGAGATCTGAGGCGCGGGTCAGTCGATCGATGTCGATGACGAGAAGGAGATCGAATGTGCCGGCGCGAGCGTCCTCGAGGAGCTTCCGGAACGCCGGGCGGTCCTCGATCGTCTCGCCGGAGATCCCGGCGTCCTCGTACTCCTCGACGAGTTCCCACGCCTGGCTGGCGGCGTGGTCGCGGAGGATCCGGCGCTGGGCGGCGAGGGAGAACTTCTCGGCTTGCTGCTGGGTGCTGACCCGGGTGTAGATGACAGCCCTACGTGGCATCGGCCGGGTCCTCTCTTGGGTTCCCGGGATCCGGGGGCATGTCCTTCTCTTCGTCTACCAGTTCGAGAGCCTTGAGCACGAGGATGCCGATCACCGTGTCGATGCGCTCCTCCTCCCTCCTGGAGCGCGGGGCAGCGAGTCTGGCAATCGACGTCGACATGGTCAAGTGGCTGAGAATTTCGAGTCCTTCCGGCTCGCCGTGCGTCCTGATGCGTGAGGAGGGCTTCGATGGACGACACGCCGCTCGTGACGCTCCGGATCCGGCTCGTGAACACCGCGGTCCTCGGCGCCACGCTCCGCCCGCACGAGGCCGACGCGCTCTACGCCGCCTGGCTCGCTGGCGACGAGGACCTCCTGATCCCGCTCGCCGACGGCACGGAGCTCGTCCTCGAGCACGACGAGGTCGAGTCGATCGAGACGACCGCGGTGTGGCCGCGGGACATTCACTGAGCTCGGCGCGATCACCGCTGCGCCCCTCCTCCCGCCAGCGGCGCCGTCATGCCGGCCGCCAAGAGTTCGGCGAGGTAGCCATCCGAGTCCATCCCGGTCCGGGCCTGGTACAGCAGCTGGCCAAGCGCCGCGGTGGCCACGAAGAAGTCGCCGAGCTCCCGGAGGTCCTCGATTGCGCCGATCGCATCCACCGCGGCCGCGAGTAACTCCGCGGGGATCTCGGCCGTGCTCACCGAGCCCCCGCCGGCGGGAGTCATGGCGCGGAGGTGGGCGCCGAGTTCGATCAGGGGCCGGACATCGAACCGCGCCGGGTCGCCCATCAGATCCCTCCCGCCATCCGCCGCATTTCGCTGGCGATCTGCCGCTTCGACTTCCTGAAGCTGTTCGCGTCCGGCGTGTTGATGGTCATGTTGAAGTTGATGGTCTTCCCGCCGCCTTCCGCCGCGACGCCGAGCTTGCCGTCCGCGCCACGCTTCAGCGGCATCACGGCTTCCGGGCCCGCCTCGCCCATGAGGCCAAGACGACGGCCGGCCATCGGAAACGTCACCGGGCCGTTGACGATGCCGCCGCTGGCGAACGGGATCACGGAACCTCCGGAGAACGCCGCGCCGTTCGCGACCATCATTGCCTTCGTGGGACCGACGAAGGGCGTCGGCCCGCCACCACCGAACAGACTGCCGGCGAAGCTGGAGACGAGGCCGGCGATCTGATTTCCTGCGGTCTGCCGGAAGGTCAGCCGGGCGATGTCCATCCAGAGCGCCTGGACGACCTCGCCCAAGCTGCGGGCCTGGAGGATCGCGTCCTCGAACGCACCGGATGCCGCGTCGCCGAAACTGCGGAAGGAGGTAGCGGCCTCCTCCGTATCGGTCTTGACGTTCTTCATGTCCTTGGACAGCTGCTTCACAGGATCCGCGGCCAGCGCCTTCTTCGTCGTCTCGGTGGCCTTGTCCACCGTCTCCGAAGCGCCGAGGATCCCATCCGTCATGCTCTTCATCGCGGCCTTGATGGTCTCCATCACCTTCCACACGTCGTCGGTCATCGAGTCGAGCGGCCCCTGCCCCAAACGAGAGCGGCCGCCGAACTCCTTCTCCACGTCGGCGAGCATGGACTCGCGGCGCGCGGAGATGCCCGCATACGACGCCACGGTGTCCTGGCCGATCATCGCGCGCCGGACGTTGAAGCCGAGTCCGCGCTCCCGCTCGATCTTCTGGAGAGACTCGTCCAGGGCCCTCCTGAGCAGATCGGCCCGCCCGTGCAGCTCCTTCCTCTCGAGCTCCGCGATGGCGACGTACGTCGTCCTGACGATCTTCTCGATGTCCTCGCTCGAGAACAGCCCCGGCCGCATGACGCGCTCCGTCCCCTCGAGGAACCGCCCCATCGTGTCGTGCTGGTACTGCCGCGTCCCGATGCCGAACGCCGCCGCTTGGGTCGTGGGGTTGAATAGCGCGTTGAAGTCCGCGCGGGAGGCCTGGTTTCTCCCGAGCATGTCGACCTCTCGGGTTCTGGCCCAGACCATGAGGCTCTCGCCCAGCTCCGAGTCCACGGCACCGACCATTCCGGACGCGCCTTTGACGAGAGACACCAGGGCCTTCTCGAGACCGAGCAGCATCGTGCTCCAGGCCGACTCGATCGCGGCCGCGGCGATCAGCGCCCCGGACTTCACAGCCTCCCAGCCGTACTCCATTCCCGTGTAGAACTCGATGGCCTCCCGGTGATGAACGCGAGCGTCTTGAGGGTCAGCGCGCCGGCGAAGGCGATGCCGACGATCTTCATCGTCGCGGCCAGTGTCCGGGCGGTCTCGGAGACCTCGCGGCTCTTCATGTCGAAGCCGGCGAGGATCCGCACCGCGTCGGCGGTCACGTTCAGAGCGTCCTTGAGTGTGTCGGAGAAGCCACCCTCACCACGGCCGAGGGCGAGGTACGCCTCCTGGATCGCTGAGCCGAGCGACTTGAACGCGTTCGACAGGCTGGAGCCGATCATCCTCGCAGCTCTCCGCCCGGTGCCCTCTACGTCGGAGAACTGGTCCCGGAAGCGGTCGAACTGATCGGCCTGTCCGGCAAGAATCAGCGACGCCGCAGCGTTCTGCCGTCGGAAGACCTGCGAGGCCGCCGAGAGACTGTCCAGCGAGCCGCTTACCCCGAGCTGGGTTTCGCTCAGCCGTTTGAACGCCCCGATCAGGCCCCGCTCGTCGATGATCCCCTTCAACTCCTCCGCGCTCGTCCCCATCGCGCGCAGGGCTTCCTTCGCCTGGTTCGTTGGAGACGCCAGCGAGATCAGGACACCACTCAGGGCGGTACCGGCGCGACTCGCGCCGATCCCGTTGTCTCCCAGGAGCGCGATCGCTGCCGCGGCCTCCTCGATGGTCAGCCCAACCTTCGCGGCATTCACGCCGGCGTAGGAGAGCGCCTCAGCCATTCGGCCGACAGTGGTGTTTGCCGAGTTCGAGGCCGCGACCAGGACGTCCGTGATCCGCACCAGGTCATTCTCGGTCATGGCGAATTGCTTCATGATGTCGGAGGACCACTCACCGGCCTGGCCGAGCTCGACGAAACCGGCTGACGCGAGGTGAAGCGTCGTCTCGACTCCCTTGAGTGCCTGCTCGACAGTGAAGCCCGTCCGCACGAGCTGCTCCATCGACGAGGCAACTTCGGTCGCGGAGAACCGGGTGGTGGCGCCGAGCCGGCGGGCCGTCTTCTCCATCGCGGCGAACTGAGCATCCGTGGCGGACGTCACCGCGCGGATCGCGAGCATCCTGTCCTCGAAGTCCGCGAGCGTCCGGATCATGGATCGGATGCCGGCGAAGACGCCGAAGCCCAGCCCGAAGCCGATGAGCATTCGCTTCGTGCCGCCGATCGCCGTCGTCAGCCCGCCGAACCCCTTCTTCAGGTCCCGGATGGATCGCCTGGCGCGCGTGGCCGTGCCTTGGATCTGCCGGCCGGCCTGGTCGAACTCCCGGGCACCCTCGCGGCCCTTGCGGGCGTCGAAGCCGATCCGGATGAAGCGCGAGATGTTCATCACGTCCTCCTCATTCCTCGAAGCTCTGGGCGAGCTCGGCCAGCGTCACCGAGACCATTCCGGCCGGCGCCTGCTTGCTCGTCCCCTCCTCGAGCCAGACCAAGTACTCGACGTTGTTCGCGATCCAGACGATGCGGTACGCCTCCAGGTCACCGAGGACCGCGGCGGCCTCGGCGAAGACCTCCGGCGCATCGCGGACGGCCTCCACCAGATCGAGCGAGGGCTTATTGATCGTCGTCGTCCAACCGCCCCGGGCCCGGCCGGTATCGACCGGGGTCTTCATGACGACGCCGCGGAGAAACTGCAGGGCGAGCTTCTTCTGGACGAGGGTGATCTGCTCGCGCGGGAGTGTCTTCGTGAGCTTTGCGATCTCCGCGTTGAAGCTCCGGACGTCGTTGAAGGTCTTCACGTCGTCCATGTGCACCTCACTTCTTCCGCTCCTGCTCGATCTTCTCCGCCGCCCACGCGAGCCATGCCTCGTCGAGCGCCCGGATGAACCGGCAGTACTCGAGCCGATCCTCGGGATCCTCTACCTGGTTGAAGCGGAGCCAGGCTTCGACGTCGGCGATCGGGATCGGACAGGGCCCCGCGCCGGACCGCGGCCGCGCCGTCGCCAGCTCGCAGAACGCCGCCCAGAACTCGGTGAGATCGGCCCTCAGGGTGGGGCGCTTCTCGAGAGCTGGGGCGACCTTCCCTGCAGCAGCGCGTCGCTGCAGGAACCGGCCTCGTGCACCGCCCCACCGAAGCTCCCACTTGAGGACCTCCCTCAGTTTCCCGCGGCGTCTTCGAGCTCACGCTCGGCGAACGTCGCCAAGTCCTGCGCGGCTTCGAAGACCAAGTCGGTGAATTCCGGGAACTCGGTGAGCACCTCGAGCGCCTTCTCCGGGGAGTACTCGATCTCGGTGCCGTCGTCCTCGACCAGCCCTTCCCACCCGAGCAGGATGTGCTTCGCCGCAGCTTCGAGCGTGATCTGCTCGGCGACGTCCTCGGGCATCTCGCCCGTGCGGCGGACCAGCGAACGGTGCGGCCGGCCAAGCTGCTGCAGGGCGTTCCGGTAGTTGACGTTGGTCCTCGACATCCGCGCGACCTTCACGCGCAGGCCTTCGCCGAGGTCGACCCAGACACCCGCCTGGCCCACTTCCTCTCGGCGCCTGAATTCGGACAGCTTCATCAGTTGCGTCCTCTCGTCTCAGTGCCGGAGCGCCATGCTCGCAGCGGTGTCCATCGTGTGGTTGATCCGGGTCGCCATCCGGAGCGACTCGGTGATGAGGCGGTCGGTCTCGACGATCCGGCGGACGTCCTCGAGGGCGTGGTCCATCGGTGACCCCTCGACCAGGTCGAGGACCTCCACCTCCCGGCGGATGGTGGCGTCGGCAGCCAGAAGGGCGCGGAGACCTGCCGGAATCGGCGCTTCAGAAAACCCCCCGCGGATCCCGGCCGAGCACACGGCCTGGCGCGCGGCCTCCAGCGGGTCGGGCTCGAGTTCTCGAAGGTGATCTTTCGAGAAGCGGGTGAGGTCCTGGATCTCCATCAGGCCGTGCTCGCCCCGGTGGCCGGCGCGCCGGTCATGCGCAACGGCAAGCCCTTCTCCTTGGCGACGGCCGCGGCCTTCCGGTAGAGCGCGGGGTTCTTCGCGTCCGTGTAGCCGATCTGGACCGAGTCCTTCCCGATCGAGATCCCACGGGCGCCTCCCCCGGACTTCTCCCCGTCGCCGGCGGGCGTGCTGGTGAAGGCTGCCGCGAGGGCGTCGCTCCGCTGCAGCTCTCCCACCACGTCGGCGAGGGTCGAGCCCACGAGCTCCGTCCCCTTCTCGTCCGTCACGATGAGCCGGTAAGAGCCATCCTGGAACTTCACCTTCGCTCGGGCGGTGAGGTGTGGCAGAAGAAGGCGGCGATTGCCACCTGCGGCCTCGAGCGCGTCGCCGGCGCGGGCCTCGACCATCGACTCGGCGAGAAGCTTCTCGGCCTTGCTCAGTCGGTTCTGCAAGGCGGGGGGGTCCTCTCCTTCGAGGTCCAGGTGGTAGGCCCCGTCCTTGTACGTGTAGCACTTCGCGACGTCGGCCGGCAGTCCGGCGAGGTCAAGGCGCTTGAGTCTGAGTTTCGACATCTCACTTCCCTTCCTGCCCGGACTCGCCGGGCTTCGTCCTGTTCTCGTTCTCGTCCACCGCCAGCACGTGGAGCGCGTCCATCTCGGCCACGGCCTTCCGGACCAGCTCCGCGTACTCCTTCGCCTCTCGTTCGGTGGCGAAGCTCATAGCTCGCTCCTCACGAGCTCGTTCCCGGTACCGGCGGGGAACCGCCGTTCGATGTAGTACCCAACCGCATCCGACAGGTGGGTCAGAGGAGATCCCTGTTCTTTCACGATCTCGCCGGCGTCGTTGCTCGCCACGCCCTCGAGGTCGCGGATCAGGTTCGGGCAGGCCTTCGGGTCCAGGACCATGCCGACAGATCCATCGACGGCGACCAGCCGGGAGTTCATGGCGTTCACCCGGGCCCGGATCGGCGGGTGCCCCCGGGCGACGCGCATCTTGAACCGATGACCGAACGCGGGCTTCAGCATCGCCCGGATGATGTCCCAGTCGGAGCCGGCCACCGCGGAGGCGACCTTGCTTCCGCCGGCGGGATCTCCATACACGAGGACGTCGTCGGTGTGGATCCCTCTCCAGTCCTGGAGCACGCGCTCGCAAACGATCCGCGTGTTCGAGTTCCGCGGAATGAAGACCTCGCCGATCGCCGCGGTCAGCGTCTCCTTCCGGGGGTTCGGCTTCGCGACCCACGGGAACTCGCCCGCTGGCTGCTCCTGCAGATAGGCGCAGACGCCCGGGTTGCGGTTGAAGTCGAAGGCCAAGATCAGCGGCAAGTGCGGGACATAGCTGAGCCGCCGGCCGGTGGGCGCCAGGTTCAGCTCGGAATCGAATGCGTAGTACGCCTGGCCCTCGAGGGACACGAAGGCCGCGAGGTACTCCTGCTGGTACAGGCGCGCGTCGAGAGTCGCCTGGGCGGTCGCGATGACCTCCGCCGCGCGCTCCTTCCCCAACCAGAGGTGGAGGACCTCCGGCGTGGTCCACTCGTGCAGCGCAGCGCCCGGCACCTTCTTGTCCCGCACGCGATTGACCAGCTCGTAGTAATGGTTTCGGCCCTCGGGAACGCCCGTGATGTCGACCCAGCCACCGCGACTCAGCATCGGCTGGATCACCTCGTCGAAGACGTTCGGCTTGCAGTTTCCGAATTCATCGACGACCCCGCCGTCCCAGTCGCCGCCTTCGATGCGCTGCGGACGGTCGAGACCCGCGACCTTGATC